CAACTAAATAAAATTGTTCGCCAGCGGTTGAAATTACTCTATCATTACCGTTGCCGCTGTGGTCGTATAATCGCACGACAAACCATCTCCAGAGCCAACAAACGTTAATAAAGTGCCGTCCGTTATTCTTCAACATTAAATCCTAAATTGTGAATTGTCCAAACTTCTCCGAACTAATACCACATCTTGCCAAAAAATGAACTCTTTAAGTACCTCGCAACACTAACCGCGAACACTGCCGCAACAGATGTTAAGTCTAAGTAAAATACTGGTTCAATTTCAAATTCAGCTTCTTGTGTTTCCCAATTTATATCATCATCTGTTGCTTCGGCAAACATTCTACCTTCGCCAACAGCCCCGTTTATTGTCCAAGCGTAATTATTGTTGACGCCTTCATATAATAAAGCTAACACACCATTTGCATCTTGGTATTCAAACCTGTACTTGGTCGCTGTAAATCCTGTTGGTGTTGCTAGTAAGTAAACTGTTTCGTAAAACTCTCCAGCTATTACTGGCGTAGTGTGTCCAGCATTTGAAAACATGCCAATATCAATACTTGATGATAGCGTGCATATTACATCTTCATTACTTGGAATACTTGTAGCTACACCGTCAGAGTCTGTCTTAGTAATGTTTGCAAGAGTTACGGGTGAATCGTCTGGTTCGTAAGTATTATCAAAGCTACCGTTTGAATTTACCACCCTAACGTCACCGCCAACCTGAACCGAATTGGTTGAAGCTGATACCGTTGTTTTCGATTTGACAACCGCTGTTACTAATGTCATTGCTGAGAATAGTTAGACTTGATTACATCGTAGAGGTACACTTCACCCATCGTCTTGTAACCATCCGTTAACACAGCATCGTCAATGTTTATGAACCATTCAAGAAAAACCTTTCCAGCGTTCCAATCCTTTGTCTCGTCTTCTAGGATTTGCAGTTGATACTCTCCAGGGTTAGCCGTTGGCGTTGCTGCCTTCCAACCTGTAGGCGCGTTCTCCTTGAACTTTAGAAGCGTGTTACCGTTCGCATCTTTAACGATGTATCGAACGTCATTGATTGAAGCGAATGGAATAGCAACCCCTGCGTTGTCTTCGTGTTGAATCTTCACGAGGTCGCTCTCGCCTGTGTAAAGTGTCTTGAGTGCCGTTGCCATTACTTCTTATTATTTAATGGTTTCTCCTTTCCCTTTGCTGTGCCGATTATATTGTGCATTGCCATAGTCAGGTCGTTTACCTCCAAATTTAGAAGGTTGATTTTATCAAGCATTATGGCATTTTCAGAGGCGCACTCTTTGCGCTCCAGCTTGATTTCGGTTAGTTCCTTTTTGGTAAACTCAGCAAACTCTTTGTATTCGGTCTTAATAACTTGAAGTTCTTTTATCGCTTCAGATTTAGCCGCTTGCTTTTGCGCAAAATAGCCAACAAAAGTGCCACCCGTTCCAAATCCCAATACCTTTGCAGCTTCTAAAAATACTGTTGAACTGTCCATTTCTAATTACTATCTTTTTCCTGTGATTTTTGATACACCTTTAATGCCGAAGCAATAGCCGTCACTCCTGCCATTATCATAGTGGCTTCCGTTGCGTAATCCGTTCCAAATATGATAACGTACCAACCCATGAACGCAGCGTTAACAACTAGCCAAATGACCGTGGCGCGTGTTGTTGAGTACTTCCCGTTAGGGTCTAAAAGTTCTTTGAGGAAGTCCATTACAACTCAATGATTCTGTAAGTGAGGTAAACCTTAATGTCGGAGTTTCCTGCGGTTGGATTGCCTGTTCTTACGGATGCTTGAATACTTGCGTTTTCAATAATCTGAGTATCAGTTGCCGTTGTTGTAGTTATCTCTTGTAGCTTTTTTTGCATATCAACAGTAGCGTTAAGAACACCCGCCCCATATTGCTCGTCAGTTGCGCCATTAGTTTTAACGATGATATTTGTATTGGTAGCGTATGCTGAAGAATTGTACGTCATTGATACATTTGCACTCAACACCTCAATAGCAAATCCAGCCCCCAGGAGCCGCAACTATCTCAATAGGTGCTGAATTTAACGTTAGAACGTCAGCCGTTGCAATGGTTAGTGATGCTTCTTTAATACAAGCGCAATTACCTGTGTTGTTTTGAGATACCCAAGCGGTGCCATCGTAAACAACCACAACCGCGTTCAAAGTATCAAACCTCAAATCCCCTTTCAATACATTGGTTAGCGTGTCAATATTAGCGTGGTCTGTTCTTGGGAGTCCATTTGCACCACTCATTCTGTAATTTGAATTGTCATTGTAATAGATGCCGCCATAAGGGTTAGCATCTTGGTTTTGTGCGCTTGCTCCTATTGAAGCAAACAGCAATACAAATAGAATTAGGTTTTTCATTTTGTTAGCATTGTAACCGAAACACCTGAATAGGCTTTTCCGCTGTTGATTATTACTTTATTAGTTGGGTCTAATGAATCTAAACGCCAGTTAACACCGACTGCAATTCCGTCAGTATCTACTGCCTGAACTATCCCGACCTCTTCACCGAAACTATGTGTGATAGTTAGGTCTGTATTTGATGCCAGCGTCACAACCTCCGTGTATTTCATAGCCATTGCATCGATGAAAGCCCTGAACTGCGATGAACTTGGTGCATCTCCCGAATCAAAGTAGGATTTTAGAGTAACTCGATTAAATATTACCGCCATAATAGTATAAGTCTTTATTGATTGGTAATCTGTCTATCTGTTTTCCTATCCCTCTAATCTGATAGGATGTGGTTTTCTTTTTTTCTTCAATCTTCAAGTACCCAACCGTGTCTAAAGTATTGCTCATGGTGTCCAAATGATTGAGCATTGAACGTCTCTTTAAATTGGCTTGGTTCTTCCAGTAATTTAAGAACGCTTGAAGGTTATTGCCTGTTACGGGAGAAGCCGTTTCGTTAGAAATCTGCTGCAATCCTTGATGGCTAACGTTAACACCGCTATTGATTGAGTAACCGTAGAACGTTGAATGCGCTAAGTATGGTTGAACGTAACCAACTAAGAAAGTTCCGAGTTGCACCTCTCTCCAATGGGCTGTATTTGCCGTGGTTGGTTTTGAATCGCTGTTGCCTCGTGCCGCCTTGAACATCTTCAATACACCCGTTTCAATTACCGTTACTTTTTCATCAGTTACGTAGGTATTTGTGATGCTCCATTCCTTAACATATTCCTGACTCAAAGCGTCAAGTGCCGCGTAAAGTATAACAGGTAAAGTATTACGCAATTCCTCGAATACGGGGTACATATACGGAAGTACCTTGTCATCTGATACGTTGATGTTTAAGGGTATTACCTTCGAGTCAACTAAATATTGTTTATCAATCATGGTGTTTCTTCTTCAGGTAATATTGGACTTCCCTTCAACCCAATCAAGCCTCTAATTTCCTCGGTTGACATTCTATCAAGCACCTTGGTTGCAACTAATGGGGATAGTGCTGCAAGCGCGTCAGCCGTTGCGCTGCTACTCGCGCCTGTTTCTTCGTCAATTGGAGAATACCCTCCAAGCTCTCTAATCTCGTCTGCTGTTAACTTAGCAACCAACCAATCAGGAGTATCTTCAATCAATTCTAGTGGCTCAATTGCCCAATCAAGTAAAGGAAAAACCATCTCGAATGCTTCGCTAACTAATCTCTGAATATCTAACGAAATTAACCCGAATAACTTCATCGTGTTAAGTAGTTCCTGAGTGTTCCCAAGTTGTCCACTTTGAGCAAAGCCCGGTATAAGTATAGTAGGCACTTCCATTCCACGACAAACCCTTCTACCCACCCTGTCAACCGCTTGCGTGGTTGCGTTGAGTAGCTTTTCGGAATCGAAGGTTATTAATGTAGGTGCTTCTTCTAGTTTGCCAACTTGAATATTTAATAATGATGTAGCGTTTTCACCTGAAAACTGTTCTAGTTCTTCATCAAAATAATCCTGTTCCGTTCTACCACTTTCGTCTTCTTCGGTGTTATCAAGTTTTCCAACCGTTGTTAATATCGCATCTGGTCGAAATCCTTTCTTTACGTTGCGCCAATCCAACCGACCAAGTGCTGCATCGCTCTCGATTTCTTCCATTGCAGCCCATGCAACAGGTTTTGGATAAATCTTTTGCCCTGCCTTTTGCTCGAAATGATAGACAATGTCGCCTATCTGATAGCCATATTCTTCAATCTGTTCTGTAATCCTACGTAGTCGGCTATTTGATGTTTCGTGGCTGTCGAAAACATCCATATAGATACGGTTTTCCTTTTTGTCTTTCCCGTCTGCCAGCTCTTTATTGAAGTAATAACCGCCCTCATCCGTTGCGCGTACACATTCAAACTCTAAAGCATACACCCTGAATGGCTCGCCAAGTACATTGTAGATAACTTTCAGCGCAATGCCACGAAACAAACCTGCAAAATCACATAGTTCAGCCTGTAATTGGTTAGCCGTTTGCTTTGGATTCAGCTTTAAAGATGAAATAGACTTGTCCGCAAAGCCCCTGCCTTTAATAAACGTAGATTTTACCTCTCGACAACTTGAAGCTGTTACACTTGCTTCAATAGCGCATAACAACTCGTTAGGTAACAAGTTATTTAGCCCGTAATCGTACCTTTTCGCTTGCTTATTATGGTTTATAATAGCGGCACGATTCATTAAATTATCAGACTTACGGGTGTTCGTAGTCTGAACGGCTTTAATCCTACGTTTGCTTTTATTCGTAGCCACGGGTTACGCCTTTTTTTTCAGATTTAACCTTTGGTTCTGCAACCTCCACAATTAAATGTGCAAAGCCATGAACTTTAAGCATCGATTTTGCTTGGTCATCTGTAAGCGTTTCAGATGTGATTCGTCCATGTCCTTTAAGCATTATTTCAACGCCTTTGAACTTTGGATTGAAGCTGTATTTTTGTTTTCCTTTACTCATCTTTTTCGGTGTTATTAGTCTACTCAATTCGATGTACGCCAAGATTTGTTCGTTCTTGCAAGTTAAGCATAATTGAGAATTAAAAACCTCCCTATGTAGTAACACAAGGAGGCTTTTATCTGACTTCTCAAAGGGTTGGGATATTGCTATTTCAACCCGCCTCTTTATCTCATTAAACAACCAATGCGTTTAAGGTTGCAAGGTTAGTTACAACCGTTTCAGCTTCGTTGAATACCAAAGCAGCGTTCGGAAGGTCACCTCCAAAGGTCATCGCGATGCTCGTATCATCATTGATAGTTACACCGTACTTCCAATCTCCTGCCGTTGTGCTGATTCCGTAATTGTCGAACCGACCGTCTGGGTCGTTTGCGATTCCAAATACCTCAAAAGTTCCTGCGTTTGATTCCGTCACTAGAAACACGTCAACAGCGTCCGCCAATGCTTCAACTGAAAATCTTTCGGCTGCTGATTTCGCGTACAAAACAGCGTTGAAACTTTGCGTTCGCATGTTCACCACTTCGCCAGCCGCTAGCGCTACACCAGCTCCATGCTTCAATCTTTTGCCTGTTACTTTCTTGAAGCCTTTTGTAGCTGCAAAAGTAAATCCTGTGACTTCACCTGTCGTGCTAATTGCAACCGCGTCTAAATCAGCAACACTACCGATGAAGAACGTGGCATCAAATCCACCCTTTTTCTTAATTGCATCACAACTTGGGTCTAAAACCAATAGTGAGTTTGAACATCCTGCCATAATATTTTTCTTTTAAAAGTTAGGGGCTGGCTTTTGCCAACCCCTTAAATTTGGTTACCCTCCGTAAAGAGTAATGTATCTTTGGTTAGTACACCATGTGGCGAAAGCCTGTACGTTCTTGTACCAATAGGTTTCCGCACCGTTTGCATTTTCGCCTGTTTTAAGCTGCGAAATGTCCGAAGCCAAATCCATAAGAATGTGCAAGTATTTCTTTGGAGCTGCTATCATGAATCCAACCAAAGGCTTGAACAAGATTTTAATTCCGTTGTAAGAAACATTGTCACCCTCAACTAAGAAGTTCTGATTCGATGCTGCACCCACTGAGTTGTTTGCAATCTTAATGAGCTGCAAATGCGCTAAAGGAGCGTAGATAGTCATATCCTCTTGCTTCATTACTTTCGGGTCAAGAGTGGCATACAATAAAGCATACTGAGCGGCAATGTTTGCGCTAGTAACTGCCGTGATTGTAAGTACTTTCTTGTAATCTCCAAGTCCTGCACCGGGAACTACTTTAGAAATTGAATCGTTGTGCAAGATAATTGCAGGCAACGAGTTCACCAACTTAACGGGCATCGCAGCGGCTAATGTTTGCGCGCCTGCCGAAATAGACCCTTGAGCCGCCCCCGGTGTTAATCCTGCAATCAACGCTTTTTGTGCTGTTGTTGCTCCATCCCAAGTTGCATATTCCATTGTCTCGGAAATTGCTGGTGAGATGTCTTGAAGTACCGCGTTATCAAATTCACTTGATACCGTGTTGAATGCTCCACCTGCCATTGAACGTTCAAATCGAGTGTCAAGTAAAGTGTTGTAGTCAACAGTATCTGCGAATTGCACTTTAGTTAAAGAGACTGGTGTCTTCTCAACCGTCAATGTGTCTGACCCTGTTGCAACTGCAGCACTTGAGTAGGCTGCCATGTTTACAACCGCCTTACTTTCGTAAACGTCCGCGCTTGACTTGTGGTTCTCGTTGATTGTTACGTCTCCATCGCGGAACGTACCCCAATCTGCGTAAATCTCCTTTTGGATTTCAGCCAATTCTGTTTGTGGGAGTTTAGTCCCTGAAAATACTATTGCCATTGTTATTTATTTTTGAATTTTTTTTAACTCCGTTTTTTAACCAATTGATTTGCTCTTGTGAGCATTCCCTTTTAAATGATTTGATATTGATACTCCTTTTGGTAATGATTTTAGGAACTGCTCGTAAGTAACACCTCTATCAAATGGATTTAGGAAGACTTTTTGAGCGTTCATTATCTCTTTCCTTTTGACTCGTTATATTTCAATTTTTCAAAGTTGCTCATGTCCTTGAAGTCCTTTGCAACTGCTGGCTTTCTTTTTTCTTTGCTACCGTCACCGACAACAATATTTTTCATTCCACTCAGCAAATCAACAACTTTGTTCATGGCATCCGCTTGTTTTGTTTGGTTAGCCAAGATTTCAGCGTTAGCGTTTTCAAGTGCTGTAATTTTAGCGTTCAATGCGGCTACCTCCTCGCTGTTGTCCGCAGGTTCTTCACCTGAATCAGCCGCATTAATTTCTGAAACAGCACCATCAGCAACAACGATTGTTCGACCGTCTGCTAGCGAATGTTCACCTTCGGGTGCTGGTGTCTCCATCGTTTCGTCTGTGAATACTGCCGTACCTACTCCTAGGTCACCATCGAAGTAAACAGAACCGCCCTCTGACAATTCAGCCGATGCGTTTTTCGTTTCACCTTCGTTCTTCATTCCAATAGCTGTTGCCATCTTGTTAAGCGTGTCCAACATTTTGTCAAACCTTGTTTCGTCTTTAGCCATGCTTTCTTTATTTTGATTTATTTTATTCATTTAGAGCCGCCTGTAACATCTTGTTCGTGTACACAACTGACCGTTTGCTATTTTCTGCCTTTGCGCCCTCAAGTTTCCCTGTGGCGAATCCCAAACGAATTGCTTCGTTTGATGTTAAGTTTGTGGTTGCCGCCATTAGCGCGGTTACTTCGTCTCGCTTGTCTTCGCCTATTACCTTACAGTAGATGTCAACTAGTTTTACCTGCTCCTGCTCAATTTCATTCGCGAATAGTCTAAGGTCGTTCGCTTCTAATTTCCACGGCAACCCGAAAGCATCAACCCATACTGGGTGAATGATTGCGTCTGAATTTTCAGCGATGAGCCGATTTTCTCCTGCAAGGAATAGAATCATTGCAGACGAGTTTACTTTGTAGCCGTGTGTTGTAATGGTTTTGCCGCAACCCTTTAACATATCATATATGATACGCGCCTCACTTGTAGAACCACCGTCTGAGCGAACTTCTAGTTCTATCTCGGTTGCGTCTTTATGAAGGTCTAGAAACTCTCTAACGGTTGTCGCTGAGAATACTGGTTGCGCTTCGTCAAACATCTCCGCGAACGTGTCGTTTTGCGCAATGTCTCTATCACATATTAATTTCGGTGTACTCACGAATACAAAACTAAGCTGGACTTTTGTATCTTTGACAAATACAAAAGATAAGTGATACCACCAAATGAAAGACGAAGATAAATCTAGGGTGAAGAATTGGAAAATTCGAGGAGCGAGATTAGACCCCCGATATGGATAAGGTGTTCCAACAAAAACTAAAGGAAAACGGAGATAGCCAAAGTTCAGTTATCCGTAAGGCTGTTAGGAATTACACTAAGGACTAAACGAAAGAAGCCGCTACATTTCTGCAACGGCTTCTAACGAACTAAACAATAAACGATGAACCGCAAATATACTACAATTATCTTGAGGGAGCGTTCATGTTCGGACCTCCCTTTTCATCTCCTTGAACATCGCTTTCTAGTACGCCCTCGCCTATTACTTCGAGTTGTCCACCGTCAAAATAAATACCCTCCTGCAATTCGCCCTTGTCGTTTACTTTGGGTCTTAGGCAGTACTGGTCGCATCCAGTTAAGTACTTAACGTGAGCGGTCACTATTCCTTTGAATCCCGTAATCTTGTCTTGTGCGATTACTCCTAATTTAATCTCTTTCATGTTTTTTGTTTGTCCAAATATACTATAAATCTGCTGATTGACTAACCGTTGCAACTTGACCTTGTACGCGGTTAATATCTGATACCGTTACAATAGGGGCTGGCATCTGTGCAATTACTTCCGCTAGGTCGTTACGGCTTAACCCTGCGACTTGTGTAGTCTGCCTAGCCGCGAAAGTTGGAGATACGATACCACCCTGGGCAAATCGGTTTCCGCTTGCATTGGTGTTCTTAAACCAATCAACTCCACCACCTAACGCATTCATCGCGGAAATTTCACGCCCAAACATTTTAGTGGTTCGTGCATTATTTACACTCTCGCCGGTTGACAGCTTCGCATCGATGCTGTCGCTTGTTTCCGTTCCGGCACCTGACACATAACCACCCCTTGCGAACTTTGGGGCGGCTGGTGGTTTTGCGCTTGAAATGGCGGCTACTTGAGTAACCGTTGTAGCTGCGATTAATAAGGCTGCAATAGCACCTGCAATCGGTCCTAATTGAAAGGCATTCACAATACCTAATGCTCCTGCGATAATTTGCCTGAGTAATTGATATTTTTTTGATTTTGCCTTCAAATTGCTTCTTTTTAATCTCATATTCTTCAGTTGCGGCTTTCCTTTCAATCGCTTTAATCTTCGCTGCCTTGACTTCTTCAGTTGCTGTTGATGTTTCAACCGCGTCAATCTCAGCCTGAGTTCTTGCATCTAGGTTGTTTAACTGAACCGTTGCCTGTGCGTTTACTATTTGAGAAACTGCATTCAAACCGTCTGAAAGTATTTGGAACGCTGCTTCCGCCTTTTCTAACCCTTCCTCGTCAATGCCTAAACCACTAGCTAAAGTTCCACCGTCTTCGGGTGGTGTTGCTGCATCAATCTTCAACTTCTCAATCATTGCTGCCAGCGTGTCGAGTTGGATTTGCTCCTCCTCTGACAACTCACCAAAGAATTGTTTTGTTAATGCTAACTGTTCCTGTAATGCCGCAAGTCTTAACTCTTTCTTTTTACGCTCAAGTTCTTCTGTGTTTTGAATCTCATTGTCGGCTTGTAGTTCTGCGAGTTTTAGTTTGTCAGAACTTAGTCTTACAGCATCATTGAACTCTCTATCTGAAGACTCTCTAGCCATTTCCGCCAACTCAGCTTCAAACGCTGCTCTTTGCGCTAATTGCTTTGCGTACTTCTCTTCATCAACAGCACCAACCGTATCAGCCGATGCGGTGTAAACGGCTGTCTCTTCGTCAATGATTGCAATCTTTTCTCTCAATGCTTCACGCTCAATGAAGGCTATCTTCTCCGCGCGTTCTTCAGCGCTCTCGATGCTTATGATAGCTTGGTCTTTTCTAGTTCAGCGGCTTCATCTATCAACGCCCTTTGGTCTTCAAATGATTTGATTAACGCGGCTGCCTCTTCCTTGGTTGCCTCTTCCTTTTCCTTGAGAATTGCAATCCTTGTAGCGTTGGCTTCTTTAGCAAGTGCAACACCGTCCCGAATCAACGAGTTTTCATTCGTCATTTGCTCCGAACGCTGCGAGTTTATGCGTTCTTCAATCTCAAGTAACTTCAATTCTGCCTCCGCTTTTCGGTCTAGGTTTTCGGAACTATCTCCTTCCGCTTTTATTCTAAGGTTTGCAATTTCTAAAGACCTTTGAGCTAGTGCCGTTTCAACCGAAGACTGTTCGGTCAATACAACTCCCAAGTCTCTGTTAGCTTGCATCCGTTCCTTTATCGACTTTGATTCATCGTCTCTAATTTGCCGTTGTTTTTCTGCTCGGTTTTGAAACTCTAATTGAACCTTGCCCTGCTCCCGTTTTATCTTGTTTAATTCTGCTTCTGCCTTGCTTAATTTAGCCGTTGCCGAAGACGTTTCTTCAATGTTTGTGGTTATGGTGTTAAGCCCGTTTGCAGCCGCTTCCATTCCAATAAACCTCAAAGCCTTTTCGATTCCTTTCGATACCGTCTCGACTACTTCGCCCAGCTTCTCAAAGCCATCTGCAAGACCTTCAACCAAGAACAGTGCGATAGGCTCAACGGTCTTGAGAACGCCACTCATAATGCCTTTAAAGACATTCATAACGCCCGACAATGCAGCCGCACCGTCCTCCGTTCTATTAAGCGATTCTGAGAATAATTTGAACACCCCAACGATTGAGCCAACAGCTAAAGCAATCCCACCTATTACCGCGCCAATCGGAGTAAGCAAGAACTTCATAGCTGCAATTGTCGCTTTTCCAAAACCACTAGCAACACCGCTTAGCCCTTGACCAAACTTCCCTAGTGTTCCGGGCATCTTACCCGCCATGTCACCAAACTCACCCACCTTTCCAGTAGCCTTTCCCAACGCATCTTCATAGTTACCTACGTTGCGCCTGTTGTCTCCAACCGCCTTTTCATTGCCCTTTAGCTTGGTAGTTAAAGTATCAACCGTTGCGCCTAATTGTTTCCCTTCTTTAGTGTTGAGCTTCTGACTATCAGACATCGCGTTGTACTCTTTCGTCAACAAGGACAACCGCGCTTTGAGTTGGTCGTTAGAACCCTTCGCGGCATCAACTACAATCTTGTTATTGACGTAGTCTTTACTGCTTGCTGCAAGTGCCTTTGAAGTCTCGGTCATTTGCAGCTTCAAACCTGCTTGTCTGCTTGCTAATTCAGTTGCGCTAATTGCTCCTGCCTTTGCTTCCGCGTTGTTCTTTTTCTGTTCTTCCTTTAGCTTGTTAAGCTCAAGCGTAAGTAGTGCCGCCTCTTTGGCAGAACTAGACATTGCATCCCGCGCTTTCTTTATGTCTTCGGAGTTAATCTCAATGTCAACGAGTACTTTCTTTGCTTCCATTACTAATTTATTTTATAGTTTCCTTGTAAGCTATTGCCTGTACTAAACACTACATCTTTATCCCTTGCTTTCAACTCGGCTGTTATCTTTTTCAGCGTTTCCATTAGTTCGGAGTGGGTCATTGTTGTTACGTCTATCATGGTAATTTAATTAGTTCTACCTCGGTGCTATCCACTTGGTTAACCTTGTACTGATTCACGAAGCTCAAATAGAAATAGCAGTTGTATAGGTCTATCCATTTGGGCTTGGTAAAGTCTAACTGGTTAATGTCAACAGGTGAAAGCCTCATTATTCTATTAACCGTCTGTGGTGCTTTTACAATGTAGCTTATAACATTACCGTGATTGCTTAATAGGCTCGGAAATTCCAACTCTGTAAACGTAAGTTTAGACGCTTGCGTTACCGTTGTTCCGTTTATAATTTGAATCAATGAAGCGTCCAAGCCTTCATCAACTAAGTTGTGAACTGCTATTCTTGGCTTTGGGTCTTTTGTTTTAAATGCGTCCTTTTGATACCCTACCGTTCCCGAAGCTGCTGAGAATAAAGAGTAGCCATTAATGGTAAATGATGTTGCGCTTAGTATTTCTTTGATTGTAACATCTTTTAATCCATCCAATCCAAGACCATCCAATAAAACAGTAGCATTAAGGTTTTTAAAAAATACCGTGTCCCCCTCTGAAAAACCTTCAGTACTTGAAATACCTACCGTTCCAACATTTGAAGGAGATGAGTAAGACGTTAAAGCAAACTCTGCGCTATTACTAGAATCTGATAGGTCTATAAACATTCTATTTGGGAACGCTGCTAAAGGCTTGCTTGCTGAAAATGGAGACTGATAAAGAACCTTGTCACCGTTTCTGACGTTTGGGTTTACTATTATTGATTGCCCGTAATCTGGGAATCCTTCTAGTGCCTCATCGCTTATATTGTTTTTATACTTGAATATGTTGTTTTTTAAATACCCTGCTTCGTTGTATTTTATCTCACCTATTTCTGTTTGGTCTACTTTATTACTCCAATCTTCAGCCGTGTTTGTTTGCAAATCATCAAAGAACTCAAATGAAACTGTATTGGTAAATGTGTCTGTTATTATCAGTAAGGAAAAAGCATTTACCAAGTATTTAAGGAAGTCGCTTTGCTTCATATCTGGAAGATTAGCCGCCATGTCTAAGTTTCCAACACCTTCGTATCTATCACTTACCTCGTTAAACATAACACCCGAAAGCACCGCAACATTGAACGCGCCAATGCCGCTTGATGAATCTAATAGTTCGAATTTTATATTAATGTTGTCTGTTGGTATTCCTATTTCAGTAGCTGATAGTTCAATTGTGAATGTTCCGTTTGAATCTGCTTCATCTTGATGTTTGTAAATAGCTGAAGGTTGGTTGCTTTCTTGTGCTAGTCCTATATCTGTGGTCAATCCATCTATTCTAATTTGGAAATTACTTCTGCTAGTGTTCCAATCAGTAATAGTGAATGTTGTGGTGAAGTTTATAGTTTGAGTTACTGCAATAGACGGAATGTAGTAGGCGTTTGCAGTACCTGAAATCCCACCCCCCAATTACCCAAAGTAAAAGCGTTTGAATTATCAAAATACCCATCCGTTGAGTCGTTGTCAAACCCAGCCGCAAAGTTTCCAAAGTCTGTAAATGTTGAAACAAAAAGATTTGCCCACCTTTCATTTTAGACCTGAATTGATTTTCAGTAATGAAAGCATCATCCACTCTTAAATATGGACGACAAAAAGGAATCAACATTTTCCTATACGTGTCATTGGTTAATATGTCACCAGCAATAGTATAGCCTCTGTCCTCAACGATTGCCCGTAAAATTGGGTCTATAAATACGGCAGGAAAAAGAAACCAAAACGGTATGGGGTTTGTAATGTTTAACAGTAGACTGTAATCTACATCGGGATAAACAAAACCATCCGTGTAATCATTTAATCGATTAGCGTTAACGGTTGCTAAGTCTCTAACGTGGTCAAGGTCTGTTATATTAATGTCCGATAAAGAAAGCCCCTTTAGGTCGTCAATAAATCCTGAGTTGCCTGCCTTAATAACAACAGACAAAGTGTCTTGTACGCTTTGAAGTTGTGCAAATCCTATCTGAATAATCCCATCAGATTCTATACTACACTCCAACCGCTCCCACCTCGTTGTATCGCTTGAATTTAGTTCCGTGGGTATTCCAAATATGCCAAGGTTATTCGCTGTTAACGGTAGCTTAAACGTATTCGAGTAAAACCCCTGTCTGCTCTCTATGTCTGTCAAACGATTAACCCCGTAAGACATCGCGATAACCTCTTTCTTTTCAAGGTCGCAAAGTTTACCATCAATGTATAATTCCGTTGCCATTACTGGGTCTGTATTACGTCCTCAACTGCATAGATAAACTCAAATTCGTACTCGGCAAATGAATCTCCACTCCTTACCCTCCTGAATGATTGAGGGTCTATCATTATCGGCACAAAGCCGCTGTCATCCCACAAGTACGCTTGTATGGCTTTGAACGCATCAGCTATAAAATCTGCCGACATTGGATGAACTTTACCCGTTGTAACTATTAGCCCTTGATGTACGCCCTCACGCCTTGAGAATCTCTTTTCGCCTATGCTATTGATAAAGGTTGAATCGTCACCTTTACCCTGTTCTCCCTGTGTTTTGCCGTTGAATATAAAGTTAGCCCAACCTCCTGACGGTTTAAGCCATGTGATGTTTACGTTTTGGCAATGCGGCAATGCTAATGGTTGCTCAACTATCTCAGCTACATTAATAGTAATTGTTCCCGTTTGGGTTGACGAATCTGAAAATTTTATTTGAGTAACTCCAAAAGTGAATACTCCCGTTGTGTCTTCAGGAATATCAATATTGAATTGCGGGAAATTGAAAGATGTAAATGGTGCTGGTAAAGGGTCAGCCGTTACCCATGCCGGAACAGTCCCCGTGAATGCGTAGAAGTATTGTGTAACGCTTGGCTCAAATTCATCGGCAAACGTTGCCATCTCGTATAGGTAGTATGTTCTATTAAGTAGTATCATTGAACTATAAATGTTGAACCGATTTGCCAAAATCCTATTCCGCCCACGTTACCAGTTCCGTTGGTTGCTACAATGTTAACGATATGTTCCCCGAACTCGGTTGTTTCATTCCAAATCATTGAGTAGATAGTTTTACCGTTTTTAAAGTGTATCGGTTCACGTGCGTTTAGAATCTTGCCGTTGGCATTGTAACTCGCTAAGTCTGCCTGTTGGAAAACTCCGTTCAAAGCAAACAAAGGTGTGCGCCAAATTCCAGTATATCGCATTTTGAATGGTACACTCATTTGGAAGTCACGCCCAACTCTAGGCGACTTGACCTCTTTTAACACACCCTTGATGTAGCCGCTTACATCCATTCGACATACTCCATCTATGCCTCTAATGGCTGTGATGTCTGCAATCTTAGCGTAAGGGTAGTCAGCGTAACCAGGATGGTCTGAATCATATCCAGCGTACAACTCAACGGGAACTCTCGTTGAGATAACCACTCCCGAAGTATCTGAGATGTATGGCGTATCAATTGTGATTGTGACTGATGTAATAGCAAGGACTTTATGAGTGCCAGCATAGACACCTGACTCTATAATTACAGAAGAACCGATTATAAAATTAGCCACATCTAGTGAAGGAATTATAGTTAATCTTGCTTTTCCACCCGAAGCCGTTACAAGAGAAAACAAGTAGTTAGGTGTAATGGTGTATATAATAGGGCGGTGTGCGCTATTCCATAATGCTGGTTGTGCTAGGCTCATTTGGTAGGTATATTAATCCAATGACTAGGTCTTATTATGCAGTCCTCAGGGAATGAATCATGCTCATTATAAAAGTCTCCATCTTTATCTACCTGCCCAAAAACAACCCAATTATCAACGATGTTAATCAACACAACTAACTCATCTACTTTTGGAGAACTATCATGTACGGCTATAAATTCCATTATTCCATTTTAATATTAAATGCTTGTACAATATTGTCTGTAATGTCTTCAACCGCCTTTGATGCGATTAGGTCAACAAATCTATCAAACTTACCCTGTGCTAGTGCGTCCTCCAATAGCCCAGAGTTTGCGCCTTTGTGAGTTCGCCATACCATGTTTCCTTTCTTGCTGATAGACCTAACTATCAAATATGCTAGCGTGTTGGTTGGTAGTGGTGTATTAACTGGCTTCTCTTGAATCCACGTTTTAATACCTAGGTTAGTTGCTGTTGATTGCCCCCGGTGCAATACCATCAATTAACCCTTCAATGTAACCGTTCGCTAGTATCTTGAACCCTCCATCTGTGTAGACGATTTCAACGCTATCATGCAACCGTCCCGAACTATTAACCGCCCCGAACTTGGTTATTCGCTTGGTCTTGATAGCCGTTTGAATGTCGGCTTTCAATTGTTCCGCAAAGTTGTTGCGTAATATTTGCTCGTTGGGACTTAGCATTATTAAATATCCTGAGTGTGATGTATTACGTTTTCACTAACCCTTTCTATTTTTTCAATCCAAACCACAGGAGGTGGTGGTGGTGGGTTTTTCATTCTAGGAACTCCACCTCTTTTTTCTGAGGATTTTCTAATCCCGTTAAAAAACCATAAACCAAATGCAAATTGCGCTATACAGAATAGTAAAATTGGAACTATAAATTCTATTAACATCCTACTTGGCTTTTAATCGTAATACTCAAACTGTAACCGCTAACCCCTTCTAGTATCTGATACTGTGGTTCTGAGCGTATTGCTGTAAACTCAACGTCTGTTTCATAATCAACTTCTAAACGGTCGATGAAGTCTTGGCTTAGCGAATCCATAGCCGCAATGATAACCTCACGCTTTGCCGCGTCTTGATGTCCTTCATCCTTTTCAACGAATGAGAATAGCAGCTGGCTTGTACGCTTGTACGTGTCGTTAGGGTCACGGTCTTGAGTGAATGGGTAAACGTGTATTCTCGGATATGGCAATGACTGAGCATTAGCCGCATCGCTGTTACGCCCGTGTATGAACGTCCCCGTTGGATTGACCGCGTTAGCCGTGTCCCTAACCATATCAAGTACTTGTTGGAATGTCATGTTATAGGTTGGTTAGTCTTCGAGTTAAGGTACTGCAATTCTTTTGAGTACTCCCTTTCAGTCTTTTCAAGTAGTAAAGTTGTATAGATGTCGATGGCTTCTTTATCCAATATCGGCTGGTATTTAAGCACGTCACCTTTCGCAAGCGCGTGAAGCGTGGCGAACCACCCGAACGCCTGAATCTTTTCGATACCTGCTGCAATCTCATTGTAATCGGCTTCGTCATTGTACATTCCAGACCATCGCTTTTGCCAATTAGCGAACTCCAAAAAAAAAACGAACCAATAGCCTAAGGCTTCAGGAACTCTCATCCCCTTTAAATCAACGTCTGCATAGGTCTTGATAATCATTTGAGCCGCTGCAATCTGTGGCTTTTCCAATTCATCCACACGCTTAAACTCAGACTCACAATCAATCAATTGCTGCCATGTGCCCTGCGCTATGCTTAGTTCTTTGATGTGTTCTGGTACTTCAATATACTGTGGCTCTGATTTCCAAAAAAACGCGCAAGCATGAACCACGAACCATTGGCTATGGTCGGACATCAACTCGAAGTCTTCCGCATCAATACCCGTTAGGATAGAGTAGACTGGCGTGTAGTCGTCAACACATAGGGCGTTGGCACATAGTGCTTCAACGTAGTCACACCATTGCACATCCTCAAAGCCCTGAGGGATTTTCTTGTCCTCAACTCCTTGCTCCGATATTACTTTTATAGTGACCATTCAATTTGTTCAAAGATAATGATTTGGATTGTATTATTTCTCTCAGCATAATTGACGATTAAATGTTCTAATTTTAGAAGCGTTTTTATAGCAATTCTTATGAGCGTACGCCACTTTACTTTTCACTTGAACCATCACGCATTTTTGTGAAGTTATCTTTCGTTTACAAATTACACACTTCATCGTCTTAGTTTAGTTGTGGTTGTAAATAATTCTTCATAAACCCTAAATGCAAGCCAAAACGCGTTGGTTGCTAGCGACCCCTGCACAAAACAATCTATGTCCGTGCCGTGCATGGCGTATTTTGAAATGGCTAATGCGAACCCTCCTATTATGTATTTCATCGTCTTAGTTTTTGATGAAAATACAAATATTAACCGAATGAACGAACGCGCATTTTACCGCGCTTGTTTAGCTTTAGTTCCATTTCGAGATACCTAGCCGAGTCCAAAAAATGATTCCAGTTGTCAATCGGCTTGTTGAGTGATTTGCCTGTCTTGTCCGTATCCCAGGAGTACGCACGAAGTTCCTTGATAGCGTTCACGCTCCGAGCCGTGACTTGGAAATGGTTCTCCTGCATGATGCTGATGCCGTACTTGATTGAATCTGCTCCTTTAGTTACCGGCTTAATATTGAAACCTAGGTTGTTGATTTCCTGTATTGATTTCGGTTCAGCACTATCTGCGTAGATAGCATCTCGTTTCGTTAGTCCGTATTCAGCTAACTTCTTTGCAATGTCAGAATTGAGCAGACCCGTTTCGTAAATAGCTTCATCCCAAATGCGAACGCCATTGTATTCGTATGCGACCGCACAAGATGTTGGGTCGTTGGTGTAACCGAAGTCTATCCCTGCACCTATCAACTTGGCATCCTTTGGCAGTTCATCAATGATAGACCAATCTGAAAAGATAACCCCCCTCCAAAGAACCGACCTCACCGAATAGATAGACCTTGCTACCAATTAGCCCAATAAGATGAAATGATATTATCCTCCGTGAACAGTTCGTTTTGAGGCAATGTAACGTCTTTAAACGCTTTGCCTTTAGCTTTCTCAAGTTCCTTTATTATCGTGTCTTCTAGTGCCTCGTTATCCTTATACGTTAACACTACATAATCAGTATCGCTTTGGCTAATCAGCTCCGTGTGCGCCCAAAATGACTGCGTTGGATTGTAATCTATGTAGATAAATTTACGCGTACGCACCGCCATTTGATGGAACGATTCCCAGTTGATGTTGTTGGCTTCATTCACAAATAGAACGTCACGCCTTGCACCTCGCAGCTTGTCGGGCTGGTCTGCTGAAAAGAACTCGATGAAAGAACCGTTGCTGAATTTGTAGGTTAGGCTTGAGCGATTCCATTGTGTGCCAATGTCGTTGCCGATGCTGGCCATTATCTTGAGAAAGTCACGGATAGCACCCCTGCGAAGGTGTGGTATTGATTCCGATACTACTGATATTTCTGCCTTTGGCGTTTGAACCGCGTAAGCAATCAGCAGCGGCAGGATTGAGAATGTTTTGGAGCTGGATGTGCCGCCTTGAACAACACGGTAGCGCGATTTTAAAGCGGCTATCTTATCCTGTGCCGTTGTCTTTTGGAACATCTAGGTCAATTGGTTTAAACGGTGAAGCTTCACGAACGGTTGCATCAATCACTTGTTTCGCTTTGCCGTAAGCCCTATCTAGTAGAACCTCCGCAGCTCTAACGTCTCCCTTTGTAGCCTTGGCACGTAACGCCATTAGTATTGCCTTGGCGGCTTCAATACCGTCTTTCTCTTCGCCTAGTACCTCAGCAAGTAGCTTGTCGATTTCGGGTAGTTTCTTGGGTCTGCCTTTCTCGTTTCCGCTTTCGCCTTTCTTGAATTGGGTCTCTTTGTTTGGAAATGCCATGCTACCTGTTATTCACCTGTTAAAGATTTAGTCTTATTGTGAACTCGTTTGCTTTTCTTTTTGCTGATGCAATCATTCCTGGGTACATTTTGATGAGTCTTTTTATGGCATCCCTTTCCATATCAACGGTTCTGTAATCCTTGCACCCTCCATCCTTTCCCCAATGGTCATTTTCCCAATGCAAATATCTTATTGCTAAAATACCTCCCTTGTCTCGTATGTGCCTCAAACATATCTCGTAGTCCTCTTTTACTTTAAAGTCCTCATCAAACAAGTATTCGCCATCGTTAATCATTCCCATGCACGATGCTGTAACATACCCTTTTAGCAATATAGGCTTATATGGATGCGTACCGTTCGTGGCGGATTCAGTTCTTATTCCCCAAATCTTATACCCTAATTGTCCATTTAAGTCAAAATACTTTACAAACTCTTCGTGCCAAAACCCCTCGTTTCTTACTTCAATCTTCTTTGTATTTCTAGCCTCTAATTTATTGTACCCCGTAAATTTAGCATCGTCATCTAAGAACACAACCCAAATTTCATTCCGTGTTTTAGAATCCAGTTCCTTG